TTTTGACATTTCTCATCCCCGCTTTTCATATAAAGATTCTTTTGATACTCTGCACTTTTAGCATCATTGAATCCGTCTTTATATCCGTGAGCATAAGTTGTTAATTTTAGCTGATAAACAAGATCAATAATAAGATTAATGCACTCATAATCTGACATTTTTTCTATATCATCATTCGATATCATCATTTATCCCTCACTTTCCATCTTTGCTCCGCACCAGTTACAGTATCGGAAACCTAAACTATGGTCGTGTAACGGATGCCAATGACCGCACAACGAACACCGATAACACCTCGCGCCATTATCATTTCGCAACAATATCCAATGCCCCGTCTTTTGCTCTTGCGAATTGACAGATGGTAAAGCACGAATAGCCAAATCGCACTTAATGGCTGTATCGCTGTCAAGACCTAACCAATGTATCTTTTCAATTGCCGCCTGTCTGCTGATTGTACCATCACTTGCAACTAACTTGCTTATAACTTGCTTATTGTTGCAAGTTTCCTCGGAATCCCGCGCCAGTTCTGCATTTTCTAACTTGCTTGCAATTTGCTTTTCAAGAACGTCCATCAGATTAGAAAGAAACTCACACACTTCCTGTTGTGTGCATGTTCCGTCATTGTCACGCATTTCGATGATAGTTTCCTTTAACTCTTGCCATTGTTCTGTCATTCCTCGCCCTCGCTTTCCTCGGTTTCAATTCCTTTAGTCCGATACGTGTTATTCACCAACTGTTCAAGCGTGTATATTGCTTTCATATCATCGTGCATGGTGTTCCACAGATCGTGAATATTCCCCAGACCTACCATTCTCGGATAATCGTTATGCGAGTTGATTTCCCTCTGCCAATTACTCCACACCGCCGTTGCAAGAACTTGTAATGCTATATGACAATCCTGTTCTTTTTCTCTGCTCCACGCTTCGCCCCATTCTTTGTCTGATCGTTTGCTCATTCTCTCCACCCCTCTCCAATATCCATGAGTTTACAGGCTTCTATTGCCGTTGTATGACCACCGTAATGAGTATGCCATGATATCAAGTGCTTAAATAACATTTCCGCGCTATGGCTTTTGCGATAGTCATAAAGGTTGGCATATCCGTCTGCATCATCGTCTTTTTCAAGCGCATCTTTACCAAATTCTTCTTCCAAATCTTCCTTGCTACAATATGCCAATGGGTCTATGTAATAATCTGCGTGTTCGATAACTTCTTGAACCTCGCTATTGATGATATTTGCCACTTGCTCCATGACTTCCTTGCATTTCTGTGGACTTATGCCGAAACGCTCTGTGAACTCTAGTATTGCAAGTTGTTTTTCTCTATCCATTTCTGTCATGCCCGTCCTCGCTTTCCCCTTTAGGCTCATAATAATATGCGTTAAGCACGTCCCAATCTCCATTAACGGGAGCAGAAAATCTATATGTATGCGTTTTCTTGTACTCGCAAAAATCCTCAATGGCTTGTACGACTTCCGCATATGTCAGACACCATTCATTTACTGCCCCAACATGATAATTGCCACCATCTGCTATTTTGGCGAATTTTTTACGCCCTTGTATCATAGCGGGTAATTTTCTTATCAATTCTGTACTGTCTATTGTCATGCCTATTCCTCACTTCCGTAAGTCTGGTCAATGATCTCTGCCATATCCACTTCACTCACAACCCCGCCACCATATTGCGCCCGTAAGCTATCCTCGATTATGTCTATCTCCCTTGCGTCAAATGATGAGTAGACCGTTGTTACTACAACCTTATGCCCCATTACTGTATCTGGGTCTTTACGTACATAATGCGTACTTATTTTCATGACTTATCCCTCGCTCTCCATTCCACCCAATCATCACATTCTGTTATCTCGTCACAGGGAAACCCACACTTCTCTCCGTATGAACAGTAGTATCTTTTATCCCTTTTGTATTGATACAAACAAGAACCGCACTCATATTGATGATTCTGTATGTAATTATCCCTTGCTATCTCGCGCTTCGTGTCCATGCTAAGCCTCTCCCAGAAACATACTTATATCCATCTGCCCCTCTATCTGATCGTCCTCGGTTTCATGAGTTATCAGCTTAATGATCGGAATATCCCCCTCATAGTCCTTGTTGAATAATCCGCAAGCGTCCCATTTCAAACGCCAATCACTAGATTCACTCTGGCTTTCTCCATACGGTTTGCACTTGTAGTATGTTTTACCGCGCCATGTGATCTTTTCCAGATTGTTACATTCCCTGCACTTATGACCATCCGTGTCCTGTGCAAACATTTCATACATCTTATCTATCTTACGGACTGACACACCCATCACCCCAAAAAATCAAATATATCCATTTGATTCTTTTCCATTTCCAATCGGTTAAGATTGTCGCATCCGGCTTTCCAATAACTCTCTTTCAACTCAATCCCAATCGCCCTACGACCCATCTTTACGGATTGATACAACTCGGATGCTATACCACCAAACGGGGTAAAAACTATATCATTCGGATTGGTATAAAGTTTTACCAACCGTTCTATCACAGGCAACTGTAACGGCGCAATATGTCGTTCATCTCTACCGTCCCGTGCGGCTTGCACATTCAATGTATCGCTTTGGTTTATATCCCACCACACAGGGCTATTCTCGTATTCCCATATAGGGCTTGCTACTTGTTGCCATTCCGAAACAGGATAGGTTTCATTCGTATGTGTGACAGGCTCTAAATTCTCCCCCTGTTTGCGCATAATAATAATGTAATCAGCCATCCCCATACGGCTCATGCAACTATCTTTCTTGATCTGCTTATGCAAAAGTCCCAATGCTTTCGTCCTCTGCATCTGTGTTACAGGGTCTTTCCATATTGCAACTTCGCCGTGATAAATAAACCCGACGCTCTGAAATTCCCTTATTAAATCGCCACGAAAGTCCTTAATGCCTATATATCCGTCACGCTCCTTTGATGTCGGGAGATTCATACAATGAACCGCCATGATGCGCCCCGCTTTCAAGATGCGATACAGTTCCGTTGTGATGAAATGGAAGTGTTCAAAGAACTGTGCATCATTTTTACTATTTCCCAAATCCCTATCAGAATTTGAGTATGTATATAAACTACTGAACGGGGGAGAATAAATCTCACAATGCACCGATTCGTTTGGAAATTCACGAATCACCTCGCAAGTATCTCCATGAATAAACTGATATCCATTCCCCGTCTTAACATTTAATACTTTCATTCTCCACCTTCCTTTCAAACAAAATCCGCAACATTAAAATCAATTGTCGGCTTATATTCCGTTGTGATTCGCGTTGTGTGCTTAATCTCACTCATAGTTACATCGTGCATAAGAGCGATCATATTATCTTGCATCGTGTCCATAAGAGCCTGTTTGCGTTCGATGTTCTCTAATACGTTCATTTCACGCTCTGACGTAACGATATACACATTCACGTCATGCTTCTGTCCGTATCTCCAACACCTACGAATGGATTGATAAAACTGTTCATAACTATCCGAAATACCACAGAAAATCATGTTGTGGCAATTTTGGAAGTTCATACCCATCCCGTAAATTGACCCTTTACTAACAAGGACACGAATCTTGCCGTCTGCAAAATCAATGGCTGTCTGTGCTTTGTATTCCGGCGAATCAGAACCGACAACCTCTGTGCTATCCGCGATTGCCTTTGCGAGTGCCGACGATTCAGCGTTGTAATCGCACCAAACAATCCATTGTTCATCGGAACTATTTACTAATTCTTGTGCCACCCTTACGCGATCATCCATTGATTCTTTCCTTGCTTCTCTGCGCTCGGCTAGTGTTTCGGCGCGGGTTGCCACCAACTCATAATCACGCAATTTGTTCTTGACAATCCGCTTATGGATAAGCAAACTAGGGAGATCGTACCCATCATTTGAATAGCCCAAGTCTGCCGGATTCCTCATGCAAACCGCCCATGTTGCCATCCACTCCCAAAACTTTTTCTCGCCGTACCCTTTAAGCCGCCATGCAGATGTATTGCTCCCGTCATGGATAAAGTATGTTGCCAACATTTCCGTCCTACTCATAATTCCTAATGCTTCGGACGCATTACCATGTTCCGAACTGTCGTTCGGCGCGGGAGTTGCGGAACATAACAGTTTGTACGGTGTACTCGAAAACTTATCAATAATCAAATTCCGTGTTGACGAAGTAAATGATTTCAATATGCTACTTTCATCCAATACCATACAGTTAAACGTCCCGCCGTTGAAATGCTCCAACATTTCATAGTTGACAATATTGATTCCGTCCTGTACATCATCCGGCTTTCGGCAGATTGTTACGGGAATACCAAACTTTTCTCCCTCTTTCTTCGTCTGCCCTACTACGGCAAGCGGGGCTATGATTAGTGACCGCCCACCCACTTTTCTGTAGACTTGATGCGCAAACTCCAACTGAATGATTGTCTTTCCACATCCACAATCAGCATATATCGCCGCCTTACCTTTCTTTAACGCCCATACAACAAGGTCTGCTTGAAATGGGAAAAGGTTTTTATTCAATTCCGATCTCTCAACATCAAATCCCGCCTGTATTGTTTCCTGTTCCTTTGTTCTTAAAAATTCCTCGTATGTCATATCTGAAAGAGGGTCGATATATCGTTACCATGCGCATAACCCGTTTCCCCCTTTCTTTTTAAATCAACCTTTGGAGCGTCCCCCATCGGCATCAACAGTTACTCCCCCTCATAGTTCCGAATGATATTTGTTGAATCCATAAACTTCATGTTCTTTGCTAATGCGTACCCAATAAGTCTGTTAGCGAATGTGTCACTCTCTGCTCCATCCAAAAGATAGATCGCATCACATAAATCCAGAAGTGCTATGTCTATTGCTATCATTCCATTTATGTCTGATACCCCGCACTTCTCATTGAATGTGACAGGATTGATCGCTTTATACCCCGATTCTGTAATATCGTTCTCGGCAAACGTGTACTGCTCCTTACTGAAATTTGTAGTTCGACCACATATAAATACATTCATTTCTTTGATTTTCCTTTCTTTACCCACTCCACCGTATGAAAGTTCCTTTTGCACATCAAACACTTCCTAGTGCGTCTTAACCCGTCACCGTTCTTCTCTGAATGAACTTGCCGTGTTTCCATGACGTGACTCTTATTTGATTGACAATATGGACAGATCATACTTCCTGCTTCTTCCTCGCTCTCTTCTTCCTGTTGTACTCTCTCTGCCATGCAAGATATCTTTCTCTCTGCTCTGGCGGCATCTGCGCTCTGTACTCTCGTTGATATTCTATCTCTCTGCCTTTTTTAAGTGGCGTTATCGGTTCTTTGGGTATTCCATATCGCTTTCTATGAGAGTATTCTCTGGCGGTCTTATGCCGCCTATCGTCCCAATATGTACCCTTATACTTTGTATATTTCCGCTTTCCCTGTTTTTCGCCGTAAATGTCCTCATATAGTTCAGCAGAATTATCTGTTTCTTTCGGCGGTTCTTCCTCAAAAAACGGATCATCAGTAATGTTATCGTTGATACAATCGCTAAAGGGGCATTGTAGACAGAAATACGGCGATTCATCATATCTGCATTTCATTTCTTCTTTCATTTCCCACTCCTAGCTAATTCTCCATATGTAGGAGAATACGTTTGTTGCCTTTTAAACCATTGCCAATAAATACGGCATATATCGAATAGCCTTTGAGGATGATATATCTTACGGCATTTCCACTCACATTCCGTTCCACCCTTTTCACACTTGATACATGGCGGGTTTCTCAAATCTTTCACTACTACAAGATTCTGCTTTATGTCGCAGACCGTACCATGAATTACCTTGTCCTCGCGCGTAAACTTTACCTTTTCTCCCTCGCATATTGTGTCACGGATCAAATCAATGGTTTTTGAAAATGCCAGATACGCATTGATACGGTCTACTTTGCGCTTTTCTCTGTCTGTTAGATCATCTTCATACTCCGGTTCTGGTGCGTGTTCCTTTTCACTTTTAAACATTTTGTCCCCTTGTGTCTTATATCTTTGTACGATCTTGTTTACGTTGACCTCTGTTACCTTTAATCTCTCGGCAATCTCTTTAATCGGAGTTCCCGTGTCATGTAGCCGTATAATGTATTTATTGCGTTCACCTATTGTCACTCTGCACCCCCTTTGTTTTTCCGCTCGATCTCATGCAATACCAGATTCATCAACCTACGCCCAAACGCTCCTAATTCTTCTGCCTGTTTATCAAGATCATCTATTGCCATTTGAAAGTTCTCGTCTGTATTCTCGATATCGTTGTACTTCTTCAAGTATTCCCAACTCTTTGTGAAGTCCTCATTCTCTGCATTACCGACCTCTTTAATTGCCTTGAATACGTACATGGCAAACTCGGAATATTGAGGACTCTTTGATATCCGTAATGCCAACTTAAATATGTTTGCGTATATTTCCTTTTCTTCCTGCGTCATATCAACCTCACTCAAACGGAATCTCGGATTGTATATCTGCGTCTATAAAGTCATCCTCACGTTGTTTATCTGGTGGCATAACAGGATCACCACGATCATCAACTTCATAAAACCTCATATGCCTGCCATCGAAGTACAATTCCTCTCTTTTACGCTTTCCCTGTCGGTTCAGTTCTATCTTCAACATTCGCTTCGTGTCATTATTCTCTTCGGGACTCCATAAGATAAGTGCTATACTCACGTCCTGTTCTATGTCCCCCGACTCACGGAAGTTAGCCGCAGACGGTTCTTTATCTTTTGATAGTGTGGACTCCCTGTTTAACTGCGAGAGAACAATCACAGGGATATTAAAGTCCATAGCTATTGATTTAATCCCTCTCGATATATCCCCGACCTCTGCGTATCGGTTCGCACCCCGCTTACCCTCTGACTTAATGAGTTGTAAGTAGTCAATGATGATTACATCAAATCCCTTACCTTTTGATTCAGAGCGAATATCACTTACTCGCTTTGTTCCAGAAAAGATCGTTAGATTCTTCATACCCCGCATCGTGTCCAATGCCTTGTTGTACTTTTCTTTTTCTCCCTCTAAAAACCTTGTACCATTCAATATGCGGTTTAAGTCTAAATCCCCTGTGAAAGCGGTCATTCTCTCAAACATCTGTTTCCGTGTCATTTCAAGATTGAAATATCCAACCTTTAGTCCTATCCCTTGCAAATGAATTGCTATCTGTAATGCAAGTGCGCTCTTGCCTGTCTTTGGTCTAGCACCTATCGCCATTACATCACCGCCGCAGAGATTGATTGCTTCATCAAAGTTTTTGAGTCCGATTTTTACTCGCGGTCTTTCATCTTCATGAAAATAATCATTCTTGTACTTCTCTGCGATCTCTGGCACAGTAGACTCGCTTGATTGATTATTTCCTAACAAGGCTTCTAGGCTTGCGGATATATCCCGTATATCCTTATTGACCGTTTCCCCCGTTATCTGTATTTTGCTGATAATCTCTGTTGCTTTTCTTGCCCGATACTCACGGATAATTACATCTGCGTATGTCTGTACCGATTCTGTTCTGAAAGCTGATTGAACGATATCTGCAAGTTCAAGGCTAACGTTCTGCTCTGATCGGATAGAATCAGACAACTTACTTGCAAGCATGATCTCATCTATATCCGTGTTGTTCTCAAAGCCTTGCTTTATCTCAAAGTACACTCGCCCTAGAAACTCACTTGTGAACATTTCTGGCGATAGTATCTGACTTACTTCTGCAATCCCGTTTCGGTCTATAAGCAAGCACCCTATTACACTCTGTTCAGCCATTAAACTCATGTTTTATCTGCTCCATGTATTTATCAAAAGGCATTATCCTTGTATCTGTCCCGTTCTCGATCTCCCGTACATAACGGAGTATTCTCTGTGATATCTCATTAGCGGTTCTTTCTTTACTCTCTCTCGGATAGCGGTTCACTATCTCGATAAAGGTTTTCTTTCCCGCCGCTCTCTGCTCTGCCGTGATATCGGGATAGCACCCACTCGCTAATTCAAAACTCTCCCCGATATGCCGTATCATAGCCGTGTATTCTTTCCATAACTCTGAATACTTCTCTCGCAAATCAGCTATCGTAGGCGGGAACTTATTATCTTTTATGTATTCCCTTAATGCCTTTTCCGCTACGTCTGCACGAAGATCAGATAGACACTCACACCAAAAGTCAAACCTTGTTTGATCTATCTCAAAGCGATCTTTTCCGTAGAAGTGAGATATCTGGGTTATTAAGTTTTTCGCTTCTGCTCTGTTCATACCAAACTATTCAAGACCTCATCTATACCCGTACTTCTGTTCGTAGATTTCTTTTCGCACCAATCCCACACAATCCCTTGATAATTAGCACCTATGGAATCGTTAATCACATCTATGACAACATCAACACCATACTTTTGTGCGTTCTTCACAACTACATTGAGAAATGTTTTTATACTCACATAGAAGTTGTCACGTTTAGGTTTGCGCTGATCCTTGTATGCCATCCACTCTTTTATGGATTCATACAGATTCATGTGATCCAGAAAGAACTGTTTGTTATGATATTCTTCGTAATTGAGAATATGTGAAAGATTTTCCACATTTGTGTGTTTGTGAATGTCCCACACGCCATCGGCGTGTGTATTATTATCTATTCTATTCTCTTCTATACTATTCTTATCTATACTATACTTTACTGCGTCCGTCTTGTGTTCGTCTTTTGTCCGTCTTGTGTTCGTCTTTTGTTCGTCTTTTGTCTGTCTTTGTCCCATTTCTATATAG